AACAAATATCTAGTGCCTGTCAACGCACTGGCCAATCCATCTCCGGGTCCTACCTTTAGAGGATCAATTACTGCTGCTATGGGATCCAGAGTGTTGACTGGTATAGTATCAGTGTCTACTGTAAACAACAGTATGCTATCGTCTGTGGGATGATAGGCCACTGTACCTGTGACATAGGTTTCACCGTCGGACTGTAGTAGTTTAATCTGACTAATGCCATTGGTTAACTTACCGTAGAGGTTCACCAGAGCGTGCCAGTTATCTCTGGTACCAATCTTGGACATGGTTTTGTCAACATTGTTTTTGTTGGCTGTGATATCTTCGTACTTTAGGATAATAAGTTGATTACCCTGTAGCATGACACCGTTGTTAGTGGGTGTAACATAGGGACGATTTCCTAGTAGCAGCCAGTCATCTATGTTTTCTGTGGCTAGGTTACCATTGGCATCGTAGATACCTGCTACTATGCTTTGGATGACGCCTAGTTTTTTAATCTTAGCAGGAGCACTGATCCAGATAGGCATTTCAAAAGTCAGAGTGCTGACATCCAAAGTTTCATCCTGGCCCACAGGCACAGTTCTGCTGGTAAACACTACATCAGTAAGATTGACTAAACTCAAACTAGTCCAGTCCACATAGTTATCTGTGCTCTGAATTTCTAAACTTGGATTGAACAAGCAAAGTATCTGTTCTAGTAATTGTAGTCTTTGTTCGGTATTGCTGACCCAGATATCGGCTTTGACAGTCAGAGTATAGGGCACAGGCATGAGTCGTTCTATGGTAAATGCGTTGCCCTGAGTGCTTTCATAAACATCGTTTACTTCGTCGTAGCGTCGTTCACGAATGTTCATTTTACTTACAAAGTTAGGCTCTTGTATTCTATCACGAGCATAGGTCAGTCCAGATATGTAACAACTAATCTGCGGTATGTTGTTCATGATGTTTTCAGAATTATTACGCAGAATACTTGCTACATTACGGCTACTGTCGCCATACTTGCAGGGTACAGTTTTGTAGACTAAATCACCATTGCGGTCCTTGCCAAACTGAACCTGATAATTGCTAAACAGTCGCATAAACTGCAACAAATAGCGTCTGATTTGTTGATCATAAAAAAATGGAACGGCGCTCATTAAACTTTCTTAGTCCTGTTTTTACCTGCCTGGCTTAGGCCCTGGCGGCTTGTTACGGTAGTAGTACTATTTAATGCAACATTGGCTGTGTTGTTAACAAATGTTCCTTTAAGGTGTGTACTGCTTCCAGGTGTATAATTCTCTCGGGTCTTATCCTCAACCTTGACCCAGCGTTTGCCATCGAACCTAAACAGTCTATTGGGCAAGTAATCCAATCTCAGTACATAGTCACCTACATCTGGACTGTCTGGGAAAGCTATGCCTGTGGTAACTGGTAACCCATTGGGTGCGCCCAGACTTTCTGATAGATAACCTGTGATTACCTTGTCAGGTGTGTCAATAATGGTGTTGACTGTACTATCAGGATTGATTAGTGTTTCTGGGTTACCCAGACTGTTATCTTCCTTGACTGGTACGGTGTACAAATGATCTGTGTCATAGCCCGCAGCAGGTGTAAAGGCTTCGGCAGCAGCCAGGGTAGCAGCATTGATGCTAAGATTTTTGTCATAGGTACTAAGAATTTCTGCCAGAGGAGTATTACTGTCTGGACTAATGGTCAGTGTTTTGGTTATGTCTGAGTATTCCTGGCTGTCTACCAGGGGTCCTAGTTTAACTCTCCATAGATGTGGCCACCAGGTAGGGCTATAACCTTCGGAACTACGAGCTGCATCTGTAACCACATAGAATCTTTTCAGTGCTACTGGCACACTGGTATCCAGACTGTGGTAGTCTGTCAGATGTTGTAGTTCCAAAACATCGCCATTCATGAGCTTACGACCCAGGATATCCACCATGTCGTTTAAGTGAAAGGTCATGAATATGGTATCGTTGCTCAGAAACAAACCAAACTGGCTCAGATCAAAGTCTATGTCAGCAGTCTGATAGATACCACGCATGGTATAGACACTGGTATCGTACTTGCGGTCACGGTTTTCCAGGAACAATAGATCTTCAATGTTCTTTTCGGACTGAGTCTGATAGTAGGGTTTGCTGGGGTCATCGCTAACGGTGCTGTCTCCAGGTCCCTGATCTATGGGTCCCAGATACTTGTGTACCAGAATGCCTGTGCCGCCCAGAGTGAACATTTCTGAAATTCTGCGGTCAAAGAACTTATAATCGTTTGTATGTTTTCCGTTTTTCCAGAGCGACAGGCGTGGCACTTGTGAATCCTTAGTTTATCAGTATATTTATGGCACTGATGCTAGTAAAAAACCTCAATGAAATCAATGACTTAGCTCAG